GGCTCCAGGAGCGTCTCCACTACCGGGCGGCATGGGCGGCATGGGCGTCACGAACATCACGATCAACATGCCCGTCGGCAGTTCCGGCGACGACATCATCCGTAGCCTCCGCAACAACGAACGCCTTAACGGGTCCATTCCGATCACACCGATGGCAGGTATCGGCTAATGGCGACGTGGGCCTATCAGCTCTCCTTGCAGCCGAAAGACAAAGACGGCGGCACCGACCCCGCAGCGATCCCGGTGACACGCATCCTTGGAGCGTCGATCCGGTACGGCAAAACGACCCAGTCGACTTCGTACTCTGCCGGGACGATGACGCTCGAATTGGACAACACGGACGGGGCGTTGACGCCGGGCGGCGGATCGACTTACAGCAATGCCCGGTTCGTTGGTGTCGCCTGCGACCTGTTCACGACCGTCACCGGCGAATCGCCTGACCTCGGCGACTACACGCCACGATTCTTCTCCGGTGTGATCGTCGAGGCCAGGGTTGACCTCAGCGACCGGTTCCAATCCCGCATGTACCTGACTGTCACGGACGCGCTCGGGCAGCTCGGCACCTACTTCAACACGGTCTACTACTACGACCCGGCCACGAACGTGCAGGGCGATGTCGTCGCGTTCGCTGACGCCGACGCCGGGTCTGATGGGCTGATGCCGTTTGTGATCGACAATCTCGTCACCGCCACAAACTTCACTTCGACATATTATTTGATCGACGGCGGGTCAGCCGCACAGAACGTGTGGGCGCGTCAGGAGTTTATGAACGTCGGCGAATATTTGCGTCGGTCGATCGAAGCTGAGGTCGGCGACTTCTTTGTGCGCCACGGCCTCCCGATCCTTCGGACCGCCGCCGGGAAACGAAACCTGCTCGTCTACCGCCCCCGGTTGGGCACGTCGATCACTGACGAGCCGACGGCTGGAGCGTTGTCGCATGTCGAAGAACTCGCAGCGTATGACACCCGCATAGGGTCACCGCCAGCGAACGCCCGACCGTTCAGTTCCGCCGACTTTGATATCGGTTCGTCTTACGGGTACACCCGCGCAAACTTTACGATGGAAGACACCTTCGATGCGTCTGCCGTCACCCTGTTCTCTGGAACGCTGGCATACAACGCGCTCGGTCGGCAAACCATTGTAGACCTCGGCGAAAATTATGAAGACGGCGGGATGCTGTTCCTCGACGTCACCGCATACAGCCTCGACAAGCCGGTCCAGATCACCGTCGAAGACAACACTGTGCTCGGAGACTGGACCGACTATTACCGTTTCCCGAAGACCGACGGCACCGAGGCGGTCGACTACGTCGCGACCCAACCGCTTCGGCGATTCGTGGCGATCAATCTGACCGCCGATTCAGGGATCGCGTCCGGGAACATCACACTGTCGGTGAAAATAAAGAAACGGACCGCTGGGGTCGCGCAAGAAATATCGGCGTCCACCGGGGTCGTTGACGACTACGGCGTGACCTCGATTCAACGGACGGGCATGTTTACCGTGTCGAACGCGGCGACCGCCGACACGGCCGCTGCGACTCTCGACCGGTACGGTCCTGCGTTGCAGGAACCGATCGTGCTTCGGTCGCTCAAGTTCCCGCCGGTAATGCCCGGAACGAACGACGGCTGGGAGATGGTAAAGTTCTCGACCGGCGACAAAGTTGATGCCGTGATACAGAACGCAGGGAACACTCTGCGGTTCGGTGGCATGATCGTCGGTGTCGGTTGGGATATTACGCCGACAAGCGGTGCCCGTCTCACCGTGTTTTGCGAAAACATCAGCCTGATCTCGCCGCTGATCCTTGACGACGTGAACCTCGGAACTCTCGGAAACAACAGGCTAGGGTAACGACTATGGCATTCTCATCCGGCGCAGTTTTGACCGCTAGGACGCAGACGCAATGACGAACCCTTTCCCCTTCACGGGCGGCAACATTCTCTACGCCTCGGACCTCAACGCCATCGGCGAAACCGAGAGCTGGACGCCAAACTTCCTGAGCGGCGTGACTGTCGGCGACGGCACCGTCGAGGGCACCTATCAGCGCGTGAACGACTTCGTGATCGTTCAAGGCCGTTTCGTACTGGGCAGTACGTCAGCCATCACCGGGAACGTACGAACCGAGCTGCCAGTGAATGCTTCTGCCACCTTTGAGCTGTCGAACGGAACGATCGTGCAAATCGTCGACACGTCAGCGAACCGCTATTACCGAGGTTCAGGCCGTGGCTCGAACGTCAGCTCGGTCAATCTTCACGTTTTGCAGGCCGATACGGCCGGGAACGATTGCATCCACTCGACCGGTTTTTCCTCTAGCAGGCCGATGACCTGGGCAAGCGGCGACCGTTTTGAGTGGCTCTCGATCTACAGGGTTGGAACATGATCGACCTGAACGACGACCTTGACCCCGACAACGTCCCCGACGACTGGTGGCTTGAGCGTATGCGGCTGCACCGTAACGACTTGCTCGCCGCTTCGGACTGGACACAAGCCGCCGACGACCCGACCGGCAACGCAGCCGCCTGGGCCGCCTACCGGCAGGAGCTGCGCGACGCCCCGGCAAGTTGGACGCCTGGCCCGACCTGGACACCACCCGAGGCACCATGAATGAAATCAACCTGACCGATCGGGTTCTCGCGATCTTTCAGACCCGATTCCCCGAACAGTTCGAGATCGCCGTACTCACGGCGCAGAACGAAATCCTGAGTGCGCGCGTCGCCGAAGCCGAGAGCGGCGACGATGCGGCTGAAGACCTGGACCCGCCGGACGAGTAGAGCCGCACTCGCGGCGTCGTATCTGATCGCCCTGCTCGGGCCGGTCCACCCGGCCGCTGCCGATGGCTGGACGGTGTCGGTGTCTGCCGACGACCCGTTCGTCGACTGGAACGTCACGCTGGACGGCGAGACGCTGCTGCACGTCATTGCTAGCTCCGGCGTGGATTGCCCGCTGGATTTCGCCACGACGCCTGATCCGTGGCTGATCCTGTTTGACGCAGCCGGCGCGACGGTCGCTTCGGACGATGACGGGAATCACGCCGAGATCGGCGACTGCTACTCGGCGAAGCTGCACCTAACGCCCGAGGCAGGCGACTACGTCCTGCGGTTCGCGACGTACCAGGGCGTCACCGGCCAGTTCGAGGTGCCGACCGGGTCGATGGCGGTGTCGTTCTCGACCGAGGGATGGTCGCCGCCTTCGACTACCACCACAACCTCGACCACGAGCACGACGACGGTTGCCCCGACAACGACCACGACCACCGTCGCCCCGACAACGACCACGACCACCGTCGCCCCGACGACGACCACCACGGAGGCACCGCCATCTACCACTACGACCCAGGCTCCGACGACCACGACGACGCCACCTACTTCGTCCACGTCCACATCGTCGACCACCTCGACGACGACCCTGCCACCCACGACGACCTCGACCTCGACGACTACCTCGACCACCACGACGACAGTCCCGCCGACGACTAGCACCACCACGCTCCCGCCGGTCACGACCATCCCGCCACCGGCCACCACGCTCCCTCCAACCACCTCTACAAGCCCCCCAACGACCACGACGTCCACCACGACGACCAGCACGACCCTCCCGCCCACGACGACGTCTACGACGCTCCCAGCGCCTGTGGTGGAACCCGAGCCGGAACCTAACGAGATCGAGTTGGAACCGGCGACCGTCGACGCTCTCGCCGTGATCGTCGCCGACGCCGACATCGACTTCGTCGAGGACGTCACCACCGTCCTGGAGACGATCACCGACGACGACCTAGACGCCGACGAGATCGAGGCGCTCGTGGACACGTTCGAGGAAGTGGTCCAGGCCGAAGCGTTCGACGACCTCGACCTCGATCAGATCGGTGCGCTCGGCGACCTGATCAACTCGGCACCTGACGAGGTGAAGGTCGTGTTCGAGGAAGCCGCTGCGGACGAGATGTTCGACGGCACCCTGGACGACTACGTCGCCACGAACTCGACGATCGACAACGGCGACCGGCGCACCGTGATCGCAGTCACCGCGGCGTCGACCGCGGCGCTCGCCATGCCACGACCAACACCACCGCCCGCCCCGACCGCTGGACCGTCCGCCCCCTCGGGACCGTCCGGCCCGAACCGAAGGAACCGCCGATGAGATACATCCGTGAGATCTTCATCCTGTCCTGGACCCTCGCCGGGTCCGCGTACATCCTCGCCACGCTGCCACCCGGCAGCGACACGTTCCGCTACGCCGCGATCATCACCTGCGTCGCGTTCGTGATGCACATGATCTCGGTCGCCCTAGATCGAGACGACGAGGACGAGTAGCCTGTCGGCCATGTTGAGATCTTCGACCTTCTGGATCGACGCCCTTGAACGCAGCCTGTCCACCGGCGCGGCGACCATCGTCGCGCTCGTGTCGGCGAACGGCGTCGACGTCATGGACGCCAACTTCGTCGAGATGCTCGCGGCTGGTGGCATGGCCGCCGTTGTGAGCTTCCTGAAGGTGGTGGCTGCTACTGTTGGGCCGATCGGCAACGCCGACGGCAGCCTCGTCCGGTTGCCGCCCACCCAGTCGGACGACGACCTGCTCGACTGATGTCGCTTGACGCCAACCTCGCAGGCGTTCATCCGGTCCTTGCGCACCGGGTCCGGCTCCTCCTCGCCCTGCCCGAGTTGAAGGGCTACGGCACCTATCCAGCGGTGCGGAGCCGAGCGAAACAGGCGGCATTGTTCGCTCGCTGGAAAGCCGGGACCGGCAATCTCGCGGCTGACCCGGATCGTGTGCTGCGGGCCACCAGCCGGTTCCGTGAGGAGTTCGACTGGACCCCGACCGGCTCGTGGCACATGCCGCAGGGACCCGAGCGGTACGGCTACGCCGTCGACCTGAAACGGCCGTGGAACCGGACCCGAGCGCAGGCCCGAGCCGAGGTCCACCCACACCTGGAACGCATGGGCCTCCGGGCCACCGTTCGATCTGAGTGGTGGCATATCCAGCATGTGACCTCAAGCACCGGCACGCTTCCAGGGCCGATGCCCGACGACGAAAACGAAGGACCAGCAGACATGCAGATCATCAACGACACCGAGAAGAAGCGCATGTTCGCGTCATGGACGCTGAACGGCACGACCATCGTCCGCGAGTACGCGACCTATCGAGGCCCGGACGTCGGCGAAGCTCTTCCCGGCATCTCGATCATCATCGACGAACAGATCGCCAAGAAGCAGATCGTCAAGGCGTGATCCGATGGAGATCTGGGTCGCGATCATCTCGGGCGTGTTCATGCTCGCGGGGATCTTGCTGACGGCTGCGTTCCAGTTCCGGCAGTTCCGACACGAGAACGAGGAGCAGCACGGCCGGTCGCTGGCGCTGCTATCACGCGTCGACGAACGCTCTGCGATTACCCTGGATCGCGTCGAGCAGGTATCCGAACGGCTGGACGATCATCTGGAGGCTCATAACCGTGTCGAAGGCAGAGCAGTTCCGAGCGAGCTACGCACCGAATAGGCGGCCCAACTTCCACGCTGTCGCACGCGATCTCAAGGCCAACGATCCCGAGCTCCTCGCCGCCATCGTCGAAGCGCTCAACGACGACCACCCAAACATCGCAATGATCCAGCGCAGCCTCGACGCCGTCGGCATCGACATGGGCTACAGCTCGGTGGTCAGGTGGCGTGAGCATGTCCGCCGCTGAAGAGTTCACGCGACTCACGGCGCACAGTAACGGCCCGGACCGGCCGCCGCCCGGCTGGGAACCCGGCCACCTCATCAATCACGAAACCGGTGTCGCCGAGTTCACCGGCCTCGCTACCACCGAAGCGATCGACCCTGACGAAGCGACCATCCTTGCCGAAATGCGGCTTGATGCTGGCGAGTGGGCGATCAAGCCCGGCAGCTTGCAGGTGCGCAAGTGGCAGCAGAAAGCCGGCAGCGGTGAATGGTGCTGGTACTACCGCATCACCGCTGTAAGACGCTCTGCCGCGTTCCGTGACGTCGACGACCTGATCGCTACGCTACGACGCCGCAAACGCTCAGAGAAGCTCTCAGGCTCCCCTGGTGGGCAGGTATGGGCCACGTCCGACTGGCAAGTCGGTAAAGCCGGCACGATTGAGCATGTTCTCGACTCGCTCGGGCAGCTACCCAGCCGGTTCGAGCGCTCCTGGCGATCAGCCGGCCGACCCGGTTCAATCCTGATCGCGTTCGGTGGTGACCTCGTTGAATCATGCTCGCCGAACCATTACGGCGCGCAGCAACTTTACTCAGTTGAGATGAATGACCGGGAACAACGAGCCGTCGTCCGAGAGGCGGCGATGGCGATCATCGACAAGGCAGCGACCCTCGCTGAATCGGTGACGGTGGCGGCCGTGCCGGGGAACCACGGAGAGAATCGGCACGGCAAGCGCGACTCGATCGTCGGGGACAACGTGGACGTGGCTGCGATCGACGACTGCCGCTGGGCATGCATGGACCTGGACGCCTACCAGCACGTCCAGTGGGCGATCCCCGGCGAAGACCTCACAGTCTGTGTTGACGTCGACGGGCTACGGGTTGGCCTGTTCCACGGGCATCAGGTCGGCGGGCAGGGCAGGGCTCAGGCTTGGCACGATAAGCAAGCCGGCAATCATCGCCCGATCGGTGCCGCTGACCTGCTCATCTCGGGCCATTTCCACTCGTTTCGGTGCGAATGGCTCGGACCCCGGACGTGGGTCCAGTGCCCATCAGAGGACGCGGGCTCGCCCCAATACGCTGAAACAGCAGGGCCGGGTGCCCGTCGCGCTGGCTCGGTCACGATCGACGTGACAGCAGGCGCAGTGGGCGACGTCCGTATCGTCTAATCGTCACGGCGTAGCGGCTTCGGTTCGCCCAGCCGCTCACGGCGATGGCTGGAGTCGCGCCAAGCTAGGCGGCACGACTGCGAGCAGAAGAACAAGCTGCGCGTGGGGTCGCCGCACCACTTACATTCGTATCGTTCAATCGCCTCGGACACGGTACGACAGTACCGTCATGTAGGTCAGCAGCAGGAGGATGGCACCTGCGGCCTGCCAGTAACTCATTCCACCGGCAGCCCGACGAGGTTCGCGATCGCGATTCGTAGCGCTGCTGAACGGCTCATGCCGTGATCGCGTGCGTACTGCGCGAGTGCCTGGATCAGATGAGTGTCCATCTTCGCTGAGATGAACTCTTTGGTTGTGTTGTCGGAAGGCATCAATGTTCCTCGCTAGTGAGTTTCAGATTGCACGATAGACGTCAGCGAGCGAACCAGACTGCGTCCTGCGTCGTTCGCCTGTCGCGACGACCCGGCCTGCTTGCTTCAAGTCAGAGAGGCGACGCGCTGCGATACGAGGCACGTTGCCAAGGTTCAGGTCAAGACGTTCAAGTTCGTCAGCAGTCATGGGGCCGTGGCGTAGCAGGGCCGTGTGGACTGCTTCGCGCCCTGTCGCAGCGTCAGTGCGTCGCGCTGCGTCCTTCGCTGTTTGTGGATCGTTACGGTGCGCGAGCTTGCCGGGGTCAGGTGTTTCCCAGTCGTAGTCTCGTCGTGTTGGCGCGGTCCGGTCGATGGGTTGTGGCGCGTACGTCGCGCACCAACGTAGGTGGTCGCCTGGCAGGTCAGCGCCACACTCGAAGCAGTAGTCGCTCACCGGACAGGCATGTAGACAGGGACGACCCAGTGCTGGAAGTCCTCGGACCATTCTGCGCCTGTGTCAGCGACCCACCCTGGAGGGCAGGTGCGGCGAGCGAACGGCGCGGTGGAATTGGTGGTGGTTGTAGTAGCCATGACGCCCATTCAATCACGCCTGCCGGTAGTTATCAACTACTAGATGGCGCGCGTTACGCAGTTAGTTGATAACGTGACCCGCATGGCACAACCGAAGGAGACCGCCATGACTGAAGTACGAAGCGACCTCGCCGCGCTGGCGACGCCGTTCAAGGAACAACAGATCCAGACCAAGCCGGGTGGGTTCGGAGCGCGCTACGTCTCGCATTCCGAAGTCCAGCAGCGCCTACTGTTTCACCTCGGCCCGACGCCGCAGCGAGTCATCGAGACGATCCGCAATAGCGAAGGGCAAGTCCAGGGCGTCATCTTGGAGATGACGTTCACGATTGACGGCCGCGAGGTCGCGATCCAGGAAGCAGGGGACTGCGAACGGCCAGGGCCGAACAACGCTCTGAACGCTCAGATGGCGATCTCGTCAGCGATCTCGCGCTGCTGCATGCGCGTCGGACTTGGCCTGCACCTGTGGGCCGGCGACCACTACGTCCTGGACCGCGCTCTGACGCCGAAGGGCGAGTGATGGCGGGTGTAGACCACCCGTTCGCCATCGTGCCGTGTCTGATGCTCGCCGAAGTCCGAGCGACTAGCGTCGTGGTGTACGCAGTTCTTGCTGAACATGCGAACGCCGACCAAGAGTGCTGGCCCTCGATCGGGAGGATAGCTGAATGTGCGAACGTCACCCCGGGCACAGTCCGGTCGGCGATCAAAGAGCTAGAGCAGAAAGGCTGGCTGACTGTCCGCGGACGGGTCACCGAAGAAGGTCGACAGACCTCGAACCTGTTCAGAGTGCGGCGTATCCGCAACTCGGATGTGACCCCTCAAATATCTGGAGGGTCCCCCCTCAAGAATCAGAACCGTCCCCCCTCAAAAAGTAAGAGGGGAACTAGACCCACTGAATCAGATCTATCTAACAAGGCTCGACCGAATTATCCGACAGCGGCCGAGACCAGGGAGATGCTCGATGAACAACAGACCGAAGAAGCGGTCGACGATCTCAGCGATCGGCTGCGTGCTACTCGCGACGAGCTGCGCAGCCGATGACCCGCTAACGATCGCCGGACCGCCCGAACCGACAACGACCACGACGCTCGAAGCGGACCTCGAGCCAGCACCAACAACGACCGCCCCGGCGATCCGAACGACGGCGACCCCGACGACAACTTCGACGACGACCGTCGCCCCGACGACGACGCAGCCGACTCGGCACGACGACGTTCCCGATCCGATACTCGCGGCGATCACGAACCTGTGGCCCGAGCCCGAATGGAACCGTGCGCTGACCGTCGCCCGCTGCGAGTCGAACTATCGGCTCGACGCAGCGAACCCGACGTCGTCGGCCCGCGGAGTGTTCCAGCTACTCGGTCCGTGGACCCGCGACCCCGGATCGGGACGAACCGTCTGGGGCTGGGACTACACCGACAGCGGTGAGAAACTCTCAGCAGCAGCCGGTCTCGGCATCGCCGAAGACGACGCCCGCTACGGGCTCGACAACATCGCCGTCGCTCACGCGATCTGGTCACGAGAGGGCTGGTCGCCGTGGAACGCTTCACGACACTGCTGGGCGGGATCATGAAGCGGTCCGGTCCGATCCAACGCAAGACGCCGCTGCGGCGAGTCTCGAAGAAGACAGCGAAACGTGATCGGGCGCGTTCAACGTTCCGGCTAGAACAACTCGCTGAGCGCCCATACTGCGAAGCTCGCTCCACGATCTGGACAGTTGAACCAACCTGGAACGGCTGCACACGCTGGGCGACTGACCTTCACGAGCCTCTAACGAGGGCGCGTGGCGGCAGTGTGCTTGACGCGTCTAATACAGTGGCGACATGCCGAGCTTGCCACGAATGGGTCCACCGCTTCCCGAACCGAGCGACGGAGATTGGACTGCTACGGACGGCCGACGCTGGACGCTGACTCACTACGACGACGTCCTGACCGTCAACAAGGAACGCAGCGCGCACTGGTCGACCCGGTCGTCGGTGGTGAAAGCGTGGCGCGAGGGATTCGCTTGGCTCGCGCTCACATCGAAGCTACCCACGAACGGGTCGGTCGGTCCGTGCCACATTGAGGCTGTTCCGCTCGTCGCTGGACGACGCCGCCAGGACGTAGGCGCTTGCCTGCCTGTGGTGAAGGCAGCGATTGACGGGCTTGTGGACGCCGGGGTCTGGCCTGACGACACGCCGGAGTACGTGCTCTCGATCAGGTTCTGGCCGCAGCAGAAAGCAGCAGACGCCGGCTTGCGGCTCGTGATCCATGAAGTAGTTGACAACTAGCGCGAAACGTGATTCAATTCAGTTCATGACCAGCACCACCACCACCACCACCACCACCACCAACCGCTCCGGCCTCCAAGTCGGCGACACTGTTTGCTTCCCTTGCCCTCACGACAACGAGCGTGGCCGGGTCGGCAAAGTCACCAAGGTTCTCGGCAGCACTCATCTTGCTACTCGGGTCCGTACCGAAACGGTCTTTGTTACCACGTCCGACGGCGACGAGTTCCACGGTCCGGCCCGCTTCTTCCGCGCTGTCTGAGCGATGCGGGTTCTCGACCGGCTTCCCCCTCGCCGGTCGGGTTCCCGGACCGCTTGGTCCGACCACCTACCGCCCAAGGAGGGCACATGATTACCTACCACCACGAATCGACCAACACCAGCGTCGAGACCGAGACCGGCTGGGTCAGCGGCGACACCTCGTGGGAGCAGATCAAGCTCCGCACGCAGTACGTCGACACGTCGGTCACCCGCTACGAGTCCGACCTCGTCGGCGTCTGGACGTCGCAGTCGATCCACCTGGAGGCCAACAACGGCATCATCGACGCCTACGTCGTGACGCGCGAAGACGGCAGCCGCTACCTCGTCGTGAAGCTCGACCAGCACGACACGATCTTCGTCCCGATGGAGATCGGCGAGGCCATCGCCGAAGCGCTCGCCATCGACTTGATGAAGGGCGACACCGAGGCGGTGGCATCGTGAAGCCTGTCATCGCCTATCCGAAGCGCGCCATCATTGAGGTCAGCATCGAGGAACTCATGAACATTGAGGCAGCGCTTCTCATGTTCCATCGTGACCAGCAGAACATGCAGACGCCGTTCGGCATCCGCATCCAGGACCAAGCACGCGACGCTCGCCGCATCCAGGACGATTGCTGGGAGCAAGACGCACGCGCTCGTGGCCTCATCATGGAGGGCGACCTGCCCTGCGAAGAAGGAGCGTTCTGAT